TCCAACAGGTTTTGAAGGTATAGATCCAGGTGAAGATGCAATAGCTACTAGTGAAACTGCTGATATACCTACAGGTGGTAGTTTTGTAGATCCTTTATCTACTGCTTCTATAGATCCATTAGGTATAGGTGATCCAACAGGTTTTGAAGGTATAGATCCAGGTGAAGATGCAATAGCTACTAGTGAAACTGCTGATATACCTACAGGTGGTGGTATATCTCCTCAAACTCCAGCTACACAGGTTGAAGGTTATTTAGATAGTGGTGGCACTCTGCCACCTGAACTGTTTCAAGATCCTAGAAATACAATACTAGAAGAAGCTGAGATAGGTGATTTACCGTTTATTGGTAGTACAGAAGATGCTACTACAAAGCCACCTGAACTGTTTCAAGATCCTAGAAATACAATACTAGAAGAAGCTGAGAACGACCAAAACGAGAAACTTATAAAATTACTTACAGGTAAACCTTCTGGTGAATTAACTAACGATGACGCTACACTTGTTAAAGAAGTAATCGAGACCGCAAGAAAAGAAGCAGACCAACAAAATGATGCTACTGAAGATGCTACTGAAGATGCTACTGAAGATGCTACTGAAGATGCTACTGAAGATGCTACTGAAGATGCTACTGCAGATATTGGTATGGTTGTGGCTGCAGGAGGTCAATCCCCTGAAGAAACAAAAAAAGAAGAAAAAGGTGACGCAATAACTACTCAAATGCAACAGATAATGAGATCACCAACTTCAGTTGATTTAGATTATTTTTATGATTTTGACAGTATTTTTGCTAACCCAAAACAAGAAAAAAGTTTTGATTTGGCTAGTGAACAGTATACAAGGCCGTATAAAGAAACTGACTACGTTGAAGGTATTTTAAATCCACAAACTACCATGCCTGAGATGTTTAATGTAGACGAACCTGAAAATACTGCTATGATTGACGATAAAGGTTTAATAGCTTACCCTGACATCAACGACACAACAACAGCAGAATTGTTAAAACTTATTAAGGAAACTTACGCATGAGTTTAAGTAGTATAGCAAGTGATATAGGTAAAGGACTATTTGGTACTGGAGATGATTCGTTTTTAAGGAAAGCGTTGTACAAAAGCGATGGCTCTATAGACGTAGAAAGACTAGGTGGCGCGTTGTCTTTTGTTGGCGGCGCTGCTGGTTTGTTTGGAAGTGGCGATCAAGACCCCACAGGATACCAAGGTAGTATTCCTAATTACACTGCTGTAAGAGCGCCTGTACAACGTACATATGATCCTAACCGTAGGCCAGGAAGTATGGGACGTAGATATTTTTCTGATGTTTCGTTTCAAAGCCCTGATGCAGTAGACACTGCTCCTGCGTTAAACCAAGCGGTTGGTCTTGCTTCAATAGATCCTGCAGTTAGGAGACAGGCAGCACGCCCCGATTTGTACCCCGTTCCTCAAGCTATGGCTGCTAGTAGTGCAAATGAAACCCCAGCTTCAGGCGTTGCTAATTTATTACCTGTACCTCAGTACATGGCTGATGGTGGAATAGTTGGTTTAAAAGAAGGTATGTACTTAGAAGGCGCTACTGACGGTATGGCTGATGAAGTACCAGCTAGTGTTGATAATGTAGAGCCTGCGGCTTTAAGTGATGGAGAATATGTAATACCCGCTGATGTAGTAAGTCATTTAGGGAACGGTAATTCAGATGCGGGAGCTAAAGTACTAGATAAATTTTTATTGAGAATACGTAAGGAACGTACAGGTAACAGTAAACAAGGTAAACAAATAGACCCTAACAAGTTATTACCTGCATAGGAGATAAAATATGGCAGTTTCGGGAACTACAGTAAATCCAGCTACAGGACAGCCAGCACTGGCTTCAGAATCATCGCTATCTAAATACGCTGGTCCTTATGTGACTGAAATGCTTGGTAGAGGGCAAGCGCTAGGTTCAGAAGCGTACAATCCTTATACTGGACCCTTAACCGCTGGGGCTTCTGATTTACAAAATCAAGCTTTTGGTGGCATTGGGAGTTTAAACTTACCTACTTCACAAATGGGTACATTTGCCCCATCCCAATTTACAGCTCAAAACGCTGCTGATTATATGAACCCCTACCTTACCGCTGCTTTACAACCACAAATTGATGAAGCTAGGAGGCAATCAGAAATAGATCGAATAGCTAATAACTCACGTTTAACGCAATCGGGTGCGTTTGGAGGATCTCGTCAAGCCATAATGGATTCTGAAAACCAAAGAAATCTGCAACAAAATTTAGCGGGCATTACGGGTGCGGGGTACAGCGATGCTTACGATAAAGCTATGAATCAATATAATGTACAACAAGGTCGTGAACAAACAGCTCAAGGTGAGACTAATAAGTATGGATTAGCTGCTATTCAAAAATTATACGATATGGGTTCTCAAAAACGTGGTATAGAGTCTGAAGGTGTAGCCGCAGATATGGCGCAATTTAAAGAGGAAAGAGACTACCCGTATAAACAAGTTCAATATATGCAGTCTTTACTCCAAGATTTACCTATTGGTACTACATCTACTATTTACCAACAACCAACCGCAATGCAAAGAGGAGCTGATACAAGTCAATCTACTATGAATTTCTTGTCAGGACTTCTTAACCCATCAACCTCAAGTTAGGGATATACTATGAGTATATTAAATAGTTTAGTAGATGCAGAAAGAAGCGCTTCGTTAACACCCAAGCCAGGTGGAGTAAAAACTCTAATTGATGCGTTAGTAACTCAAAAATTATTAGCGGAAAAAGCTGCGGCAGCACGAACAATTACATTAGAATCTAACTCTCCTGCAGGTTCTGTAGCAGATCAAAACGAAACTGCGTTAACGCAAATGTCTCAAAACGAAGTTATGCAAGGCGTGTCAGGAGTGTTAGGACAACAACAAAAACAAGAACAGCAAAATTTGCAACAAGCCAAAGCAAATCCACCAACAAACGCGGGACAGCCCCAACAAATGTTTGCTGAAGGTGGTATTGTCGGGTACAAAAAAGGCAAAAAAATAGACCCTAAAAATCTATCAAAAACTGAATTAGAAAAGTTTCTTAGAGCGCCATTAGATAATAAGTTTGGCAGGTTTCTTTACAACCCACCAGAAGAAAAAGAGTTTAGTGACGTAAGTGATCCTATTGGAAGAGCGAATAAACTCAAAGATGAGGCTGTGTACCAAACCCGTAGGACTGACCCTAGCGCAGGGCTTGATAGTATAATGCAACAAAGTATTAGCGGCGGTGGAAATTTAGAAGAAAAAGCTCAAAGGATGGGAGTAACTGTAGAACAACTTAGGCAAGCTGGTTTAAAAAGTGCGAATCTTAATAAACTTATTGACCCTAGTGTTGGTGGTGTAAGTGCTGATAATCCTAGAAAAATGCCAGGACAAATAAATACTGATGGTTTAGAAATGAGGCCTTCGTTTAATAAAAACCTCCAATCAACTGACCAAATTACTTCTCCTAAACCTGCTGTAGAACCATTTGAACCTAATATGCGTGATCGAAACATGCGAGTTCCAGGTATGGAACCTAAAGGGCTTGCAGGTTTAAAACAAGACGAAGATGCTGCGGGTAGTGGGGGAGATAGGAACGAACGGTTGCGAGCAGCTTTACGAGGTTATGCGTTTAACCGCCCTGATGAATTACAGAAATTAGATCTCGCCAATAAAAAATTAGATACAGAAGCAGAGACAGCGACTAACTTAGCCGCGATTAGAAAAATGACTGCTAGTTCTGCGGGTTTAGCTAAAGCACGGACAGCGTTAACCAATGCTGCAAAATTATATCAACAACTTATACAAGAAGCGCCATCTTACAGTAAACTAGCTACACTTAGGCAAGAAATAGATGAAGCGCAAAGCGAAACTGGATTTCTTGGTTTCGGCGGTGCTAATGAATCTGAAATAGCTGCACTTAAACAAAAACTTCGTTTAATGGAAAAAACTGTAAGAGATGAAACAGGGGTGCAAGGCGCAAAAATGTATAGGTTAATGCAGCAGTTGGAACAAGAAATAGGATCAGGATCAGAATCAGGGGTTACAATAGATCAAGCTTTAAAACTGTACGGCGGTTAGTATGGTAGAACTAATACAACTACGGCAAGCCTTTATGAGAGCGCATGAAGCGGGGGACACTCAAGCCGCAGGTGTTTTAGCGACAGCGATAAAAGAACAAATGCCACCTAGTGAAGAAGGTGTAGAAGCGCAAGACGCATTAGATACTCAAGCAAGATTACAAGCAGAACAAGATTTACGAGATGCTGATAGTACAGCTCTTGGTCGTGGCGTGTCTAGCGGTGTTGACCAAATGCAACAGGGGTATGGATCATTTGTAGAGGGTGTTGGTAACGTATTAGGTCTTGAGGGCCTTGCAGAATACGGCGCAACAACAGCTCTTGATAATGAAGCTAATGTACAAAGAGCAGGTAAAAACTTTACTCCATATGAAGATGCAGAAGGTTTAAGTGGTTTGTTAACTTATGCGGGTGAAACAATTGGCGCACAACTTCCAATACAAGCCCCTGCTGCTGCTCTTGGCGCAGCCGCTGTTGGATTAACTGTTGCGGGTTTACCGCTACTTGCTGCAGGTGCGACTGCCGCCGCTGCTCTTAGTTTTGGTCCTATGATGTTAGGGTTTAATAGAGAACGTCAAATAGAAGAAGCTGGAGGCGATAGAACTAAAGTAGATGAGGGTGCTGCTTTTATAGCGGCGGTTGGGCAAACATCATTAGAACTTATTGCTAACCGCATAATGATTGGGGGAGTAGCTAAAGCATTTACTCCTAAAGCATTACAAGGTGGCGGCATATTCACTAAAAAAACTTTAGGGAGGGCTGGATTAGGCGGCGCTAAAGGCGCAATAGTTGAAGTGCCTACAGAGATAGGACAACAACTTATAGAACGTGCTCAAGCTGGACTGCCTATAGATGATGATGAAGCCATAGCGGAGTATCAAGAAGCTGCAAGAGCTGCTTTATTAGTTGGTGGTTTATTCGGTGGGACGGCTGGTACGTTTCGTGGAGCAGGGAAACGAGATGCCGCGCCCGTTGCTGAAGGCGCTAAAGATGCTACTGAAGGTGATACGTTACCTCAAGAAGGACTTACGCAAGGTGAATTGTTTCCTGATACAGATCTAGGAACTCCCCCTACACCTGTTGCCCCTTCAGGAACAGAAAGACTTGGGCCAGTAGAAACTCAAAATGAACTTTTTGATGATGAAGATATATCAAGCCTTTCACCAGAAAATACAGAAAAAGCACGGGGAGCCGTAGACGTTGGCAACGTTGCAAAACAGGAAGCGCTCGACGAAGGTAAGCCCGAAGAAGAGGCTGAAGCTATAGGAAAAAAAGCTTCGGAAGACGCGTTTGAAGCTACTCGACCAAGTGACCCTGACCAATTAGAATTAGATCTTGGTAGTGAAACACAACCCACTAAAAAACGGCCTCCTGATAGGCAGCAAGGGCCGATGCCAAAACCGCCTGCTAAATATACAATGTACGACTACCCAAATAAATTTAAAGATTTAACCGATGAAATTAATGCGGAAATAAAGAAGACGGGTAAAATATCTGTAGAAATGGCGGATAGAGTACAAGAAGAAACAGGAATGACTAGAGATGAGACTTCTGATTTTCTTTCAGACATAGCAGATAAATACAGACCTAGCACTGAGGGTGGCAGACAATCAGATTTGTTTAACATAGGATTACCAGTCACGGTAGAAGGAGAGACAGTACAGGATAAACCTTTAGAAGGTTTTACTGTAACCTCCGAAGGTGATGTAGCCTCTAAAGATCAAGCTTTAGAATTGAAGAAATTGTTAGCTGATAGAGGTACTCAAGCTGAAATTGATAGGCAAATAAAATTAGAAATACCCACGGATAAAGTATTAAAAGCACGAGAAAAATCTATAGCTGAAGCTTTAAGAAAACAAGATATTGAAGAACTGCGAAAAATCCAAGAAAGTTTTACTAATAAAGACGTATTTGATTTTCTATTGGCCCGTTCTCCAGAGATTGCTTATTTAGACACATTTATAGAAAGAGAAAAAAATGCGGAGCGCAGTAGACAAGATGACAAGGCAAGAAGTGGAGATGGCTTTCAAGGTCGTAGAAAAGAAGGAACGAATACCGAGGGAGCTGCAACATCTGACAAGGACGGAGTGGCTGGAGCTGGCGCTGAAACTGAACTTCTTGATGACTCAAAAGGCAGTGGCCCTGATACATTAACTGTACTTAAAACTAAAAAAGGTTTTAAAAAAGAGGGAAAAATATATGTTCCTTCCACAAAATACCTCTTAGAAAAAGTACAAGGTGTTAGATCAGAACCAGTAAAAAAAGTTGAAAGCGGACCTAGAAAAAAACTTATTGCTGTAGATCTTAAGAGTCAAGAAGCTAAACCAGAGGTTACATTTGACACAGAAATTAATTCAAGAACTGTGGAAACTATTGAAGAAGAATATAAAAATAAATTAAAACCTTTAAGAGCAAAACAAAAAGAACTGCCAAAACTTAAAGACGTGGACGTGGCGGATAAAAAATTAAAAGATGAAATTAAAAATCTTAACGCTGAAATTACAAAGTTACAAAACAACAAAAAATTTCAAATAGAGATACTTAAAAATCCTGCTATCCCTACTGTTTTAGTAAGAAGAACTAAAAGTGCGGAAGATAAACCCTAAATTAGCCGCTTACCATAATAGAAATAACGAGACTCCCAGAGGCAAAATAGATGATACTACTAGAGGAAAAAGTAAAAAAACATCGACCAAATTTAGTAAAACTGAACCTCTTAATACTACCGATAGACGTAAAATAATAAACTTGGTAAACACCAAAACAAATAAACTTACTCCAGAAGGAAAAGCGGCCAAAATATATTTCCTTAAAAACCCTACATTTATGCGAACTATTCAAGCTATAGCTATAGACCATACAAAAAACGAAAAGGGAGAAATAATACCTGTACCTAAATATAGAACGAGTAGTACTGCTGTTAAAGGCGTAAGCCTAGAAGAAGATATAGCGTATTACAGCGAAACAGGTGGGGCAAACGCAAAAAAAATTAAAGCGTGGATAAAAGATAAACTATCGCCTGAAGTAACTGAGTGGATTAATTCAGAAGTTGTATATTATACTGAGGGTGGCGGGTCTAGTGATGGGGGTTTAAACTTACCAATTGAACAGGTAAATAATTTAGACATACCCTTACGGAACGATGCCATTACAGCTTTAAAAGAAGGTAGATTAGCAGACGCAATAAACCTTATAATTATTACTTCGCCAAATATTGAAATTGCTAACATGGCTAGGGCGTTGTTTAATTTTGTAGGTACTACGAAACTGTCAGTAGTAAGTAACTTAAAGGTTGCAGGCTCGTTTGATCCTAAAACTAATACAATTAAGTTAAATGAAGAATCAGGTTTAAATGTTCATACGTTGTTACATGAACTAGCTCATGCTGCGCTCTCTGCTACAATAGCAAACCCTAATAACCCTACAACAAGACAACTTAACACGTTATTTAATGAAATTAAAGATCAACTAGACACTGCATACGGCACGCAAAACTTACAAGAGTTTGTAGCAGAAGTTATGAGTAACCCTAAATTCCAATCAAAACTAGCGGGTATTGTTCCTAAAGGTGAAAAAATATCCCCGTGGAAAAGATTCGTAAACATTTTAGTTAACCGTGTTCTTTCTTTACTTGGACGATCCACTGCACCTTTAGATTCTTTATCTGAAGCAAATAGATTGATTAAAGGTATACTTGCGCCAGCACCAGAATCAAGAGACGCTCCAACATTAGCTTTACGAAATACTCCTGAAGACATAAAGAAAATTGCCTCAGACTTGCAACGCAAAGCTAAAGAAATTAAACCGCTAGATAAACAATGGCGAGAGGGATTTGGACAAGATGTATCTCTCTTTTTATACGATAGTAGTATAGCAGATAAGATTAAAAACTTTTTTCTAGGGCTGCTTGATAGCCTTGCAATGGGAGATGTGGCTAGGGCAGTTGGGCTTGGTGACAAAGGTGACAGTTTAGATGTTCTACTAGAAAGTATGCGCGGGGACATGCGAAAAGCCGCTAGAATAGTTAGGAATATTTTATCCGATAGTATTATGCCGTGGGTAAATAAAAATACAGCAAACGGCATGAAAACACGTTTAGACAATCTTATATACAGCGGTGAATATGGCGCTACAATACACCAAGTAGACCCTGAACTTAGTGAGGCGCAAGCTAAAAAGAAGTATGGGGAAAATTCAACTAAGTTTAAAGTATGGAAAGCGCAACGTCCTGATTGGGTAGCTCTTCAATCGTCAGGTGGAGATAAAATATTTAGACTAATGCGAGACTATTACACTTCAGAGTTTGTAAAATTTAAAAATGTATTGATGGGTCAATTAGATACATTAACTGAAGGGCAAGATCCCGCAGAAATGGAAAAATTAAAAGCTAGTATTACAAGTAAATTGTTTAGTACAGAAGCATTAGATGTGTATTTTCCTCTTACACGGGAAGGTAAATTTAAATTATCGTATTCTTACAAAGCAGATCAAGTACCTTTTGGAGAATTAAAATCTGATTCTGATCCGTTTGTGTATCGTATGTTTAATACAAGAAAAGAACGAGATGCTGCTTTAGCTAAAGTTCTTCAAGATGATGCTGTGCAACAAAATACAATAGATATAATAGAAAACGATATTAGTTATAATAGTTTTAAGAACGCACCCCCAGGATCTTTTGTGCTAGACATTATAAATACTTTAAACAAATACGAAGTAGAAGGTTCGGCTATATCAGAGATTATAAACCTATATATGCAGGCTCTTCCTGAAACCGCTGTTGCTAGAATAATGAAGAAAAGAGAAGTGGTAGCGGGGTACGAAGACGATTTTGTGTTGGCGTTTAAGCTAAAAGCTAATTCTCTAAGCGCTCAAACACAACAATTAAAGTACAATGCGTTACTTAGAAAATGGGAATATGATTTAGAAAAAGCTCCTGAATCTTTAGAATTAGCTGAAAAAATATTAGAAGATGAAAGAAATAAAAAAACTCCTAACCCTATCCTAATAAAAAAATACATGAGAGACATAGAAGGTTTTCAATATGTAAAAAACAAAACTGGTCTCATAAATCAAATATTTACTACTCCAGCGGTTAAAAGAGTAAAAAGAGATTTGATGTTAAGGGCTAAGTTTGGTCGTCAAGGAGCTGATAACAAAGCAGTAGCACCTTTAGCTAAACGATTAAACCAAGGAGCGTTTGTTTATACTATTGGTGGTAACATATCTTCCGCTGTTGTTAACCTCTCTCAGCTCCCCATGTTTGTATTCCCATATTTAGGGGCAGAATACGGGTATAGTAATACCTATAAAAAAATGGTTGAGGCTGGGTCTATTGCCGCTGGGTTTAAAGGTGATGGTATGAATGACCTAGTAAATTATTACGACATGGATAATAATGGTATACTCACCATAAAAGACAGCATAAAAAATAGTGAAAAACTTTCTAAAGAACGAATAGAACAAATAGAAAATATTCAGCCCCTTGTACAAGAAGCGTTAGATAGGGGACATTTAGATCTTTCTTATATAGCCGATGCGTTAGGTGCGACTGAATTTGGTCAGACTAGAGAGAAAAAAGATCTGGGGCATTGGGCAGACCAAATTACAACTGCAATGGCGTTTTTCTTTAATCACGGAGAAAGGTTGAATCGACAAACTACATTAGTAGCTTCTTATCTTTTAGCGCTAGAAAAAATACAAAACGAAACTGGAACAAAAAAAGCAAGCCTTGAGCAACAACAACAAGCAGCAAAGATTTCAATTAAACAAACACGAGAAACTAATGGTGGATCAACTTTAGAAACAGGTCCACGACATTCCCAACAAAACCTTGGGCGTATTGCTTTTATGTATAAATCGTTTGGGTTACGTATGTACACTACGATGTTAAAATCAAGCAAGTCGCTAATAAATAACATGTTTGCGCCTGTAAGTGGCGAATCACAATCCGAAAAAGAACAAAGGTTATCCATGCGTAAGTTAGCATTTAGGCAACTTGCAGGAGTGCATGGTTCTGTTTTATTATTATCAGGGGTACATGGACTACCGCTATACGGCGCAGTTAGTATGGTAGCTAGTTTATTTTTCTTTGATGAAGGTGAAGAAGAAGATTTTAACACTTGGACGCGTAGTCATTTAGGTGAAGGTTGGTATAAAGGAGCTGTAAACGCTATTACTGGAGTAGATGTAGCTAGTCGTATTAGGTTAACAGGTTTATTGTTGCAGCATAATAGATACAACAGAGACGCGTCTGTAGAAGAAGATTTAGCTTTTTATATTGGTGGCCCTGCATGGAGTACAATCAAAAAATTAGAACGTTCAAAAAACCAATGGATTGATGGCGAATATGAACGCTCCATAGAAAGTGCCGTACCCGCTTCTCTTGCTAATTTATGGAAGGCCAGCTTCGGACGTTACAGAAGACAAGGTGGTATATACACTAAACGTGGTGACCCTATCTATACTGATATGTCTCAAGGAGAATTAGCAGCCCAGATGTTTGGTTTCCCCCCTGCGGAGTACATAAAAACCCAAGAGAAAAATGCTATTGTAAAAAATATAGATTCAAGAATAACTAAACAAAGATCTACATTAACTAAAAAATATTATGTAGCAAAAAGACTTGGTGATTTTGATCTTGTGTCAGACATAATAGATGACATAGAAAAATTTAACTTGAAACACCCGACTAACAAAATATCTGCTAAAAATATTAGAGATTCTTTAAAACGACATGCGGAAACTACAAAGAAAATGTATGACGGTATATACCTCAATGACGCAAACCGTGTAGAACTGCAAAGAATAATAGATATGTTTGAATAAAAATGACCCGCCTTCGTAGTTAATACCTAGCCAGACGGGTCAAGTGGGAGGAGGAGTTATGTATTACCCCTGTATCATACAATTCTCCAAATGCGAACCCCTAATTTATTATTTTCTACTCTAACCTGACTTTTAGTCTTCCAACCTTTGGAGTCAGTTATTTTCTGGGCTTGTTCTATTGCTCCCTGGGTGTTGGTGCATAGTATGAACACAGAAGAACTTGTTACCATGTTGTCCCAATTCACTATGATTCTAACGCCATCAGGGTTTAGATCATAAGTCCTCAATATTCCCTGTCTTCTCTTCATTTTCTATTGAACAATCCACTGCAATAACCCATGTCGGAGGTAAATTCATATGCGTACCTCTGCTTAAACGCATTTTAATTCTTTTAGCCCCAAGTTTTGTACTGAGGTCATTAATAAACGCTGCGTAATGTATTTGTTGTTTACCACACCACTCCTTCAAGGGTTTGGGAATAAGGTACGCACGCTTTAAATCTGTTTCATACCGCGCAACTAATTTATTCCTAGGTAATGCTTCTGGTATAACTAACTGAGTAGTGTCAGTACCCCGTAAATCATCTGTACTTTTTATCCATAACACGTTACTCCAATGCTCATGTATGTAGTCGTTGAGAACTTCTTCTACAGATATACTCATGTCTTCTATGTTTATCTTACTTTCCTTCAACCTAGCTACAATCCACTTAAACAACTTACTAATATCATAATCAACTAACCCTACTTTCTTTGCTAACATTAATCCTGTTAAAGTAGTTGAAGCTAATGCAGACCAAAATCTATTTTCTGAAGTTAAACCTGCCTCACGATCCACTCTATTTTGCACCTCAACAAGAAGTTTTTTAGCTTCGTCTGTGTTGTTCATAACATACTGAATATATTCTTTCCCTGCGTGTCCATAGTTTTTCATCAACGACTCACTATGAGCATCTGTCTCTCGTTTACCATCAGGAGTAAAAAACTTCTTGCTTGCTTTAATCTCTAATATTCTTTGCGCCTCTGCTTTTGGCATAGACTTAGCTAAACTAATTCTTTCTATCAAACTATTATTAGCTGTTGTCACAGCAAGAAGACTCCATGGTTTCCCACGATGCCTTTCCATATTCGCACTTGAACTCATACGGCCACGTTGACGACCGCCAGTAATTTGGTAAGCATAAGCAGACGCTTCTTGGGGTTTTATTTCCGTAAGTTCATCCATGTATAAAGGTAAATTATGATATATCTCACCTCTGTTCATCTTAGTGGCGTGAGTATCCTCTAAATGCAGTAATAAATCTTTTGGTGCTCCCCATACAGACGCTCCCACATACATAGCTGTAGTTTTACCTATACCTGAAGCACCATGAATATGTAGCGCCGCGCAATTTAAAGGTGATAACTGCATAAGCGGAGAACCAAACGATGTACCTATCACGAATTGATGTAGTTCAAAACCATCGCGGTTGTAAAAATCTATATTAGATTTCCATTCTTCTATAGTCCCTCTTGGTTCAAAAGCGGGGAACATCCCTAAAGTCTGCGAAGCAGGGGGGTTAAACTCTACCCTGTCCTTAAACACTTCTTGGTTACCTAATATAAAAGATGTGCATTCATCATCAGTCCATCCAAATTGTCTGTGCGCTTCATCGGCCACACCCTTTGCCTGTAATTCGTTTACCCATGTTGTAGTGTAGTGCATAAGTTCATCCATCTTTGTTACTGCTATACCTTGCATAGACAGTTGTTTGCGTAATTCTTCTTTTGATGTTACGGCAGTAAGAGGTATTGTAAACTCTCTTACACCATCTTTTGGTAAATGCAGACGCATGACGATTGCCTCACCTATCTCTACATCACGTAATCTTCTTATAACATATAAGTCGTTATGGTATATTAACTTATCAAGCGCTTCTCCATCTGGACCTTTAATGCGTATGTATACACCCCCATTAGCGCCGCGAAAATACGGGCTAGGGTATTTAGGTATAACATACTTACTAAGCGGAGAGTTAGGTAAGTTTATAGCGGGAGCTTCTACTTCTTCCTCCGCTTCTTTAACCCGTTTACCTAATGCTATAGGAGATTTTATCTTACCCCAATGTGGACATTCATGGCATAGATCCGTATTGTATTCGTCAAACGTATTGCAGAGGTATGGCCCTTTTATAAGATTAGCCTTATCTTCTGTAACAGCATAATCATACCCAACATGCTTCTTAGATACGTAGTGTATCGCCTTATCCGCATCAACACAAAATTTAGCAATGGATAGACCCGCTCTCCACAATGGTTCGCTTATCTCTTCTTGGTTTTTAATTATGTTATCTAACTGCGCACACCCTGTACCTCGTTGGTTCTTCACTACAATATCTTTAAACACACTTTCTATGTTACTCATAAACATACTTGTAACAGAGTTAGGTGTAAATTTCTGTTCTTCGGGTACGCCACCACCTAATAGGTCAGAGAACTTATCGAAGTCTACAATAGGCGATGAGTCCATACTACTTATAAGTTTAGCTTCTGTAGGTGGGTCACTCTTATAGTTATGCGTGTTAGGTATACGTAAAATTCTAGCTGCATCTGCGGTTACCGCTGCATCTGCGTGTAACCCATGTTCAGCACATAGCTTCTTTAGACGCGCCGCCACAGGTAACCAAGCACTTACATTAACAGGTTCAACTAATGTCCAGTAAACATGCACCCCATTACCAGAACTCACCATAAGAGGTTTTGGTAATGATAATTCTTTTGTAAATTTTTGTAAGGCGACTAATGCCTCACGTTGACTAGGGTAATCCTTGCTAGGCCCACAATCCAAGTCAAGGAAGAACGAGTTAATGTATTTAACATTGTCTACCTTACGTGAGTTACCCGTTCCAAACGTGGATACCCCAAAATATGTATCATATCCTTGCGCATCTAAACTAACAGATGCAAATGCAACAGCGTCAATGTCTGTATAGAACTTGGTTATCTTACGCTGTTCATTAAAAGCACAGAAGCAGTAAAAACCATCACCACCTAGTACTCTCCTTAAAAAATTCTTTGTTTTCATAATCTCCACCCACCGTTTCTAAAAGACACTGCGGCAGGGGTGACAGCATATCACCCTTTTCGGCGTAACCTAGCCGCAGTGGATTCCTATTGCTGATTATCAGTCGTCCCAATCTTCAACAATAGAACTCAAGTCGTCCTGAGCGGCAGCGGTCGGTGGAGGTGCTGTCTTCTTGGCGGCTTTCTTAGGCTCTTCTACAGTCTCTTCGTCGAAGGGATCTGCTTCTTTAACAGGTTCTTGTGTATGTTCAAACGGATTGTCTTCTTGTGGTGCATCGTTACCACTTTGCTTATTTGAATCAAATGATCCAGAAGTCACACCAAACGGATTGTATTCTTTTCGAGCCGCAAGATCATGCACAAGAATTTGATCTAACCATAAAGTTACAGTATGGTCACCAAGCTCACTTACTTTACTAGAATGAGTTGTCGATGGGTTGAGTGTAACTTGAAGACTTATCCTACTATCACTTGTCAGTTCAAAATTTGTAGCTTGTAGTTGTCCCCTCGCATCACGTTGCTGTACAAGTTTTCTTATTACTTCACCACTCTTTGATGTGTACGTCGCTCCTGTTCGAGCACGATACCTAAAATTACCATCGTCGTCTTTAGTAAAAGGCATTTTAAATTCACCCCACTCACCTCTGCCTTTTTCCTCGTAAGCTTGCTTCATTACTTTAAACAGGCTCTTTGCCGTGAATGGGTCCATTGTAAAGTTAGTGGCAAAATGAGCATCCTTATCTTCGTGCCTACAAGGTACTGTCCTTTTCCCGTCAAACCTATACGGTTGGTTTACTTGAGGGTAATAAGCTGTAACTTTTATCTGAGAGCTAGTCTCGTCAAATCCTTTGATTATTGTTTTTACGTAGTCGGCCATTTTTGCTCTCCTTTCAGGAGGTTTATTGTTGTTATTGATCGTCATCTACTTCGTCTATACCGCTAGTAATTTGGTAAGCATAAGCAGACGCTTCTTGGGGTTTTATTTCCGTAAGTTCATCCATGTATATAGGTAACCCTACTTCTTCTTTCTTAGTCAAAGCATGGGATACATCGCCAATACGAAACCTATAAGTATTACCTATCTTGATGTAGGTATCTTTAGGAATGTGTTTTTGACGTACCCAAGCCCGTACAGTTGATATAGACACACTAAAATGTTTAGCTAAGTCTTCTATCGGTACAAAAGGTTCGTTCATTTTTTTGCCTTCCTTACAGTAACAACGACTTCCTTATCTGTCTTTAGACTAGGGGGAATATCGTTTGGGTTGTCTTCCAAGAACTGCTTCACGTTAGTCTGGTTCAAACGTTTATCAAAAAACTCTGGAACGTTATGCTCTTTAATAAAAGCATACATAGCGTCCCAATCGTCAGTGTAATAGCGCGTTTTAGTAGACCTAAAAAACAATCCTTCTGAAGTTCTTACGCTCTCAGTATTGTGTTGCTCACAATGCTGAAGTAACGCTGCTTTTACGCTATCTTGTTGTCTTACAAGTTTAGCGTCTGCTTCTTTATAAGCTGCTGATAAGATTGACCGTTGGTCACGTATCTTAATGTACGTTTTAGTTAATCTATCAGGAGTTACTTCTGTATTCATAATACCCTCCTATTTGTATCGAGAATCTACATATAGTACCTAATCGTATGCTAGTCAAGTAGTTCTTTGTATAAATTAATTAACTCTGCGTGAACGTTGATTCTCTTGTCTAGTAACCTGTAAACGTGTTTTTCAGCAGCAGAACCTTGGAGCTGTACCACAGTAGATTTGTGTTTCTGTCCTGATCTATGTACCCGTGCGTTAGCTTGGTCGTAGGTTTCTAATGAACTTGTTGGTCCCCACCACACTACTGTATTAGCTGCTGTTAACGTGACACCATGTGCTGCTGCTTGTGGTTGTATAACTAACACACGTGGATCTTTATCGTTTTGGAATGTCCTAAATATTTCTGTTCGTTTTGGTGCAGATACGCTACCTTGAATAACTTCAGTTGCTATACCATCAGCACGTAACTTAGCTGTTAATATGTTTATAGCGTGCTTGAAAGGTACAAACACTAATATTTTCTGGCTTGATTCATCAATAACTTCACGTAAAACTTTATATCTATTTTTAATGTCAAACTCTAACACATCCCCTGCGTCAGTATACACTGCTCCAGATGATATTTGTAGTAGCTTACTAAGGCTCACTGCTGCATTTACTGCGGTAACTTCTGCATCTGTTACTTCCATTACCATCTTATCTTTAATTTGTTTGTAATACTTCTTCTGTTGTTTTGTTAACTCTACCTCACGTTTAACGTACACCATCGGTGGTAGGTCAAGACATTCTTCTTTTGTAAAACGTATGGCGGGTTGTAATGCTTTAAACACTATATCAGTAGCTTTAGGTTTAATTGACCATTTGAATTGAGACACCCTAACCATAACTTGTTCTTTAAAGGACGTAAAAAATCGTGGGACTAAGTTCTTATTAACCATCTTTGCAAGTCCATAAGCATCTACAGGACTTTGCGCGGCAGGTGTTCCTGTCATCATCCACAGCCACGTATCATCTGTTAGCAGTCTATTTAATGTTTTCCACCGTGTTGTCTGCGCGTTTTTATAATGCGTTGCCTCATCTACAATGACTAAATCAAACCCACCCTTTTTTATCTCGTCTGCTACAATAGCTACACCATCATAATTTATTATCACGTAGTCAGAGCCTTCTTGTATTATCTTCTTACGTTTCTCTGCTGGGCCATACGCTACAGATACTGTCCTGTGCGTTGCAAAGGTAAACAAATCATCACGCCATGCGCTATCCATAATAGAAAGGGGGCAGATTACTAACACTCTACGTATCTTACCTTGTTTCATTAAGAAGTCAGATGCCCATATAGCACTAGCTGTCTTACCTGTACCTTGCTCGTTAAAACAAAACGATCTTTTATTCATGGTAAAAAAAGCGGCTGTAGCTTTCTGATGTTCAAACGGTTTGTGTCTTCCCGTCCATTCGTACCTTCCCTCAATGGGAGAAGGGACTTTTATATTTAATTTCTTTAGGCTCAGTGCTTCTTCAAGTCCCCAATTAACTAACACTTTATTATCCGCTAATTCACGGCTCTTAGCTATTACACTCGTTACTCTATGGGGTTCATGTAACTTAAGTAATACCGCGATATTATTAATAATGTCCAAACTACTCTCTCCATATTATGTTTTCTTCTTCTTATCTTTTTGACCGTTTCTAGCGCGGTTTTTCGCAGGACTTTCTAATCGTGTCCCGTCTTTATTACTTCCGCCTTTAGCTAGTGCCTTGTTATGACTAATATCTTTACCTTTACGATTGATACCTTTCTTGTCATAAGAGCGTCTAGCACGTTGTCTTTCGGCTCTTTCTTTTTTCTCGTTACGTTCTTTCTGTTTCACGTACTCATGCTTGTAAGGTCTAGGTGATTTTGTGTAAGCCATCAGTTGCTCCCATTGTATACGCACTCTACTACAGCGCAGTGTCTTTTACATAAACCGCTAGGATGTGCGTTCCAAGTATCTGTCTCGTAAGCCACTTCCATACGTTTAAACTTAGATAACCATTTATCCCACAAAGAATCTATCATGTCATCAGTATATTTATGTTTTATAAACTTTTTAGCCTTAGTAAAAACTAATGCGGCATTGATGGATTTTATGTCAGGAAAGAATTTAAACGTAGCCAAGGCCATGAGTTCTAGCTGTCCTTTATCTGCATACTTAGCAGACTTGCCTGTTTTATAGTCCACGATCCACGCAGTGCTACCGTCTGTAATTACAAGGTCAGCTATACCTCTCCACCAAACGTCTTTAGCCCTAAATTTACAAGGCTCTAAGTCTACGGTCAAACCCATCTTTATTTCTGTAGTCTTGTTACCACGTCTTCTGTTAAGAGCCTCCAGGACATCCTTCATGTAAGCAAACTTAGCAGGCACTGGCTTCCCATCGCGTATGTATTCTTCAGCTACAAGATGGG